TCTACTATTAGTAAATCAGCAATACCTCTTACCCATCTATTCTCATCATGAAAGTCACAAGGTTCTTTTGTGTGTGTCAATGCCATTTCGTATTCAGGGTATTTATCTCCTTTAATCTTAATTAGAGGGTCTACAAATGGTTTAAATCGTTGGTAGTTTTTAGCTAGTTCTTTACCCTCTTTCACATAGAGCTCTAACGCCTCATGCACTTCCTTACCATACATCATGGCTTCATTCTCTTTGACTGTATAATTTTTAAGTACCCGTATTTCGTGGTATTGTTTAGGGCAGTTTGTATATTGTTTTAGTGATGAGTAGCTCCATGTAAAATTAGCCATTATCTTCCTTGTCCACGATATTTTTTAAAATCTTTCTTAAAGTATTTGTTCATAGTAGAAGTCTTGGCTACCCTACCACCTTGACTCGTTCGTTTATGTATGGGTTCTCTTACTTGTTCCGTTTGTTTTATTTTAGCCATTCCATCTTTCCTCATTAAAATTTTGTTTTGCTCTATTCCATGTTGCAGGAACAATCTGTAAGTTATCTAGTGAGTGTGTACCCCCTTTAGATAAAGGCCTAATGTGGTCTACTTCCCACTTAATATCTGTTATTTCTGAAAGCTTTGAGGACATAGTATATACCCATCTCGCCATCTGTTTATCTTCGCTAGAAATAATACAATTGTTTTTTTGTTTATTTGCTTGATATGTCTTTGCATATGCATTTAGTTTACCTCTATTAGCTTCATTATAAGATTTCATATACGTCTTTCTTTTTTCTTTGTTGACTTTTCTATAAGCCATCTTTTTTGCTAATATCTTTTCTCTATTAGCTTTATAGTGCATTTTACTATACGCGCTCGTCCTTTCTTTATTAGCTTCACGATAAGCTTCTATTTTTTCTATATTAGCTCGGTAATAAGCTTTATACTTTTCTTTGTTTCCCTCGTACCAAGCTTTTCTGTATTCTTTACTTTTCACTTTCCATCAATTGTCCTTTATAAAAGTTTTAGGGTCTACTCCGACGAAGCCACAGGATTGTGGTTCGGTTATTTCAAATCCAAATACATCAGGGTGGTCATCAGGAAGATTGCTATACTCTGTTAATAAACAACTCGCCGCTTGGTATTCACTACAGTTTTCATGATAGTATTCTATCGCCGTTTGACAGTCATGAAAATACCCTACAAATTCTAAGTCATCATAATTACCACTTAAACTAACTGTTAAAATAAATGCTCCTTCTGTTAAAGTCATATCTTTTTCTCCTAAAAGAATGCTTCTAGTAACCCATCTCGTCTGACTATATGTCCTTGCAATGTAATTCTGTATTCATTAGGAACATATTCTTTCATACCTGCTATCCTATGAATTGTTTGACCATTATGTATCACTAGGTCTTTCTCATTATACGCTAAGTGTTGTGCTTGATGAAAGTCATCAAAATAGTCCATACCTCCTCCTGATTTAGGTAGCTTGATAACAAGTGTAAATGCATAACTATCTATATTATCTAATCCTAGTGTAACGTGAGGATGGTCCTGGTGCCACTTACCTGATATAGCTAGAAATTTTTTATCTGATGGAAATATATGGAATCCCGGTACTCTTAACTCAGTTGTTAAATAAATATCTTCTGCAAACACACTATTCAATACTATTCCTATCTCTGTATACAAATCAGCAAATACGTGTACCATCATCTCATTTTCTTCTTTTAAATTATTGTAGTATGCGTCAGTCTTACCATCAAGATATGCACATCTACCTAGTGTAAAGAAAGGATACTTATCTGACCTATCAATCCATTTATCTTTCATACTTAATACTTTACAGGCAACAGTGCCTATATCTATATCCATAGGTATAGTAGTAAATGGGGATTCTTGTTTAACTGTTTCTTCTTCCCATTCAATATCTAAGTCCATCAACACTCTCCATAATTATCTGCGTACCCACCCTCACAAGTAATAGGTAAATCTTTACCCCACTTGGGCGGTATTGACATCTCTTTCATCATAAACTCTAGTGCCATGTCTTTTTCTTCTTCAGGTGCAACACAAACTATTGCGTCATGTACGGTAAGTATAGGTTTATATTTATTATTTATAGCTATCATTTGTTCTCCTATAACTATTCTAGCTAACGCTTGAACTACATTCTCAACTATCGAACCGCCCCAAACTGTAACTTTTCCTCGTCTTGATTTATAAACGAACTCACTGCGAGGTCCTGACACGTCTTTCTCAAGGTCAGGGTAGTACAGGTATAGCCCATTTGGTAGTTGAATTCCCTCTTTAGTTACTTTTAAGACGTTGTGTTTACCTATATAGTATGGAGTTTTTCCATCTTGCCATGACGCTATATCACTTATAGCTCTATCGCATTCTGCCCATAAGTCAATAACTTTATGGTTAATCTCTCTATATACTCTCACTAAATTCTGACATTCAAAATCAGGTAACTTAGCACCTGGTGGCTGTGTTTCCAATGTGTGTTGCAGTTTCTTCCAACCTGTACCATATCCTAATCCAAGCACGCAAGTCTTACCCACAAACCTTTCAATCTTATTAGCTTTTGTAATTTCTCTGTTATATACCTTTGACGCAAAATTAGAATAAACATCTTCGCCTTTTCTAAATTGCTCAGTAACATCTTCTTGCCCTGCAAGCCATACCAATATACGAGCCTCAATCTGAGAGGAGTCAACATTTAAAATTACATGATTATCAGGTGGAAGTATTCCATTCTTTAGCGCCCTCTTGTTTGGATCTCTGCTTGGTAAGTTTTGAAAGTTAATTTTATCTTGACCAGACCATCTACCTGTATGAGCCCCATAGTATCTTAATGGTACAGGAAGAAGGCCTTTGTTCCGTGCACCAATGTCTAGAAATCTTTTAATTCGTGATTCTTCCATTGTTGACTTAGTACCAAGCCTTACAGAACATAGCTCTTGAATAAAGCTATCTTCGTGTTCACACAATTCTATAAATCCTAAATCATTTTTAGCTAATGCATAAGTTAGTTTGCCTGTTGCAGGGGATTCTTTTAATGGTACTGTAACTCCTAGTTCTTCTAATAAATCAGCAAATTGGTTGTTACTTGCTAACTTCTTACGTACATCTTCAGAAGTTTCACATTTGAGTTTTTTCATTAGCCCCTGTAAAAGTTCTTCTTTCTCCTTTTCTACATCTTCAAGTCGTGTGATTAATAGTCCATCATCTACTGTTAATGTAGGCTCGGTATACATCCGAGTTGTTATATCTATCAGTTGGAATTCTTCTAAAGGAAATGAAACGTTGAGCGCTGCGAAAAGTTTCGCTGTTAATTTTACATCGTTTTTACAATACTCTCCGTACTGATGTAATTCATGTGATTGGAAATCTTCTAAACGTTTACCTTTAGCGTCCAGAACTTCTGTTCCTTTTACACCTAAATTATATCTTTCAGATAATGCTTTAAGTGAACCCCCTGCATTTGTGCCATGTATTGCTCTAGCCATAGATAACGTATCTATATAGACTTTTGGAACTATTCCAAATATCCACGCAAGGATAGCGCCGTCGAAGTGTATGTTATGACATATCAATCCTGATTCTTTCCAATTAAAAGTATTTAATACCTTTTGTAACTCTTCGTGAGAACCTGTATGCCAAGTGCACGAACCATCATCAACTTTTATTGCAAAGCCTATTACTTGAAATTGAGGGTTCTTAATATATTCTTCAGTAGTAAGGGCTTTTAGTCCATACCCTGTGTCATAGAATGTTTCAAAATCAAGAGTTATTATTTGTTTTATTTTTTCTCTCCTTTTGGCATTCCGTGTACTATTTCTAAATATTTTACAATGTCAGGTAGTTTATCCATTCTGATTGAAGCTATGTCTTTTTCTGTATCAATTTTAATATCAAACAATTGACAGAAGTCAGTAAAAAGTTCGTCTTTATTTAATTGTTCTTCAGTTCGATTGTTTAAATTTTTTTTCTTTGTCATTTTTATTTTTCCTCTCCTTTTTACGTTTTTTTATGCAGTAACCTTTAATATTAAATATTCCCAACTCACTCTCCATACCACAATACCATTTGCCACTATCATTAATTTTTGCGTCATCGCCACACTCACAACAAACAGCAGGTCCGACTCTGTTATCTTCTTTAATTATAGTCATAGCTTATTCGCATAATATTCATGTTCGTTACGACAGATAGGAGAACACCATCTTCTCTTATCATCTATTGGTTTTTCACACCAAAGACATTTACCTGTTTCGTTTTCAGGCACTTCTGTATTAACAGATTTTAAAGTAGCGTCTAACTGCTTTTGTGATTCTTCATTAGCGTTATCAGCTTCATCACTCATACCATATAACCCTTTGTCCATGGACTTTTTCTTATTCTTTGTTTAGCAGTGATGGGTTTAGGTAGGACAACTCCCCACCTTTCTAATACTGAAATAGCTACCCCTGCATAAACTGCTACTTTGTTTCTTGTAGTTTCAGGTTTTCTATTCATATAATCTTCTGCTCTTTCTATAATCTTTTTCTTTTCTTCTTCAGTGTAAGCCACTTTTGGCATTCCTTTTCCTTTCGTTAATTTACCACGCGAGAGTTAGCTTAGTAAGTACCTAAGATAACTGGTTTCAGTCTTCGCAATTACCACCAACACAAAACTTACCATTAAGTATTTCATCGGCTATATCTACATTAGCTTTTTCAATATCTTCGGTAGCTGGTTTGTTTACTGACTCATTTATAAATTCTTCTAGCTTACTTGCGTACCATCTTAATTTACCAGCGTCATTCGACTCGTCTTGTATAGAACCTTTCAATCCTATGCGTGTATTGTATTTCATTATTGTGCCTTTAAGATAACCTTTGTATTCCTCATCAGTTAGTTTAGCACGAATAACTTTTATTGTTTCGATACCTTGCAAATAATGTGGAGGGTTTTCCACAACATCATTCGTATCCATCTGAATTACCTCACTTTAATTTGTGTAACAACGACTCTAACATATGTATATTATGTTCGTCAATTACTATTGAGAATCCTTTTGAAGTTTGAATATCTTTGAGATGTTTCTTTTGAAGTGCAGTAGGTTTACCTCCATTGGCTTTGCACTCTATACCAACGAATAGTCCTTTGTAACAAGCAATGATGTCAGGCACACCACTTGCCCCGTAACCCCCTGTCGAGGGCATACAATGATATGCACCTAGCTTGTCTAATATGTTTTTTACTTTTACTTTAACTTTCTTTTCAGGTGTCATCTAATATAAGTAATGGTTAATTACCCATTCTTTAAATAAAAAAAGGGACTCATAAAGAGTCCCCTTGAGAGATTTATAATGAGTAGAACTATTCTACATCATCTTTCTTATCTTGTGCAACACCTACAACAAATAATGTTGCTCGTTCACAATCCTCATCTAAATTAAAATTAGAACAAACTTCATTCCAATCGTTTTTAAAGTCAGCTTTGTTGATAACAAACATACCCCCTGAGTTGTAAGGTTTCCAACTATTGTCTGCTAACGCTTTCTCTTGTTTCTTAGTTAGTTCAAATGTATTACTCATCTTCACTCTCCTCTAAAGGTTCTTTGTTAAACTTCACAATTACATGGTCAGGCTTGGTTTCAATAAACTCCCAATTGCTATGACCAAATGTATTTCGGCAATACTCGTCCAGTAAATCAGTATCAAATTCCATCTTCACTCTCCTCTATTTGTTTTAAAAGACTTTCGGCACACTCCATTCGCCCTACATGAATGTCGTATGAACCATCGCTCATCTCTACTGTTCCGTTTACAACAGGGTCGTTGTGTTGTATTTCATTTACTAGCCATTGCTTTATTTGTTCTACTGTCATAACGCACCTCCGTATTCATCGTACATAGGTTCTTCACGCATAGCCTCGTAAACTTCCTCATAAATTTTGTCGATTTCAGTATACGATAACTTATAGTCTTGCTCATATCCATCGTCATCTTCATATGTAGCTATTCCATATATGACAGGGAAGCTACCCCC